TGGCCATGACTTATAGAACGTGCCACAGAACCAACGTAGAGCCATTTAATGTCAACCACAACATTGATAGTTTATTGAACCAAACCGAAGTATTGAGGGAACGTGCAAGAATGGCCGAAGCCAAAAGTAGAATACGTGATACTATTTATGTAACAAGGGTAAAGTACATTCGCACCATTGCACCTGCCGAGTGTGATACATTCATTCAGTTGGTGGTCCAAGAGTGCGATACATTGATACAGATAAAAGAAGTTGAGATTGCCGTAAAAGACAGCGTAATTGTTGCCGACTCAACGCTCATAATAGCTCAACATAAAGAGATACGCAAACAGCGCAGGCACAAGCGTATTGCGGTATTGGGGGCGGTAATGATATTTATTTTGTCGGTATTGAATTAATTACTATATTTGAGCACGTTTTCATAGGCGTTAAATTTGTTTTAAGGGGCAGTTCAGAAATGGGCTGCTTTTTTTGTTTTAACAAATTTTAACAATTTTGTAAATTTAGGTATTGTTTTTATTTTGATATTTGCACCAACAAATTAAAACAAATAACTATGAAAGCACAAAACACACTTATTGCACTATTGCAGAATAATGGCTATCGCAACACGAATACTAATCGTGAGAGAGCAGTACGCAACATCAATATGTTGCTTGATGCAGGGATATTGCAACTCACTTTTGTTCACGCAGATAAGTACAATGATTTAGAAGCAGGAACATCATTTTGGTTTAATGCTCAAGATGGCAAACGCAGATGCACTAATTACAAGGTGACATTATATGGCAAGACTTACTATGGTTCATTCGTGCCTAAAAAAATAACTCGCAATATAGGTATGGGATTTGGAGCAATTACAGATGTAGCCAACAACTACACATTTGATATTTCTGATTTGCAGTGTAGAATTGCTCGCCTAATATCTATTATTCGTGGTAACGGTGATTTTATGAAATCATCTGTGTTTGCTAAATATGGCGAATGCTCGTGTAACAAGTGTAACGGTAATGGTATTATCCCCTCCTTTATGTACTACGCAGAAGGTATCTGTTTCGATTGCGGTGGTTCAGGTGTTGATAACCATACCTTAAAAATGTATATTAACGATGCAATGGCAATGCAAAAACAAGCATAAAACCAACCCCACGGGGCGCAGCATCCTACACTGCTTAACTTTTAAAACAAACAAACTATGGCATCAATACTCCTACTAATCTTCACAACAGCAACGCTCACTTGGGCAGCAACATCACAACGTAAAAACGCAAAGAAATGAGACCACACTCCGACAGAAATCAAGGCCGCAAATTGGAGCCGCCTGCCGTGCGCATACGCATTCCCGAAATGTACCGAGCGCAGATAAAACAATACGTTAAACAACTCAAAGCAACTGCCGAATACAAGGCGGTTGTTAAGCGGATAAATGATGAGGATGGGGATTGATTAACGGTTTGCAGCTAAACGAGGTGGCTGTTTATACCTCGAAACTTAATACGAAGAACAATGGATAATTTAAACGATAAACTTTCAAACGAAGCACAAAACCAGCCATCTTGTTTAGGTGCTGTTATAGGTAGTGCTTTTCGCTCTGCCTTGATAGATATTGGTTTTCAAGAATTGCCACATTTTACAATTACAAATAATTTGATTTATGATTTGGGAAGGAATAGACATCTATCATTTGGTTCAATAGAAACCCAAAATGAAATGCTCTTTATCTGTGAAACCGAAGAATATAATCCCCAAAAAATTGAAGGATTAATTGTTTTGAAAAATTACGATTACGATGGTTATACAAGTATTGAACAGGTAAAAGCGTTGATAACTTTAATTACAGGTCGTGTCTTTTAGCATTACCTATAACGTTTTGCAGCTAAACGAAGTTATTTTTTACGGATTAAAAGAACGAAAATGAAAACAGCAAAGCAACTTATAAAAGAATACCTTGATAAAGGAAGTAATATGCCAATTGAAGGAATGGCTCTATTGACGAAGTTTGAATGTGAACTACTAATGGAACAATATGCACAGGAGGTAGTAAAAAATAATTTCGTTTTAGCTGGTGTTAGCGGACAGTATTGTGTCTGCCACCAAAGCCATTGCTCAATGATGAACGGAACTTATATATGCCACACTTGTAATAAACCACTAAGTAAATGAGGCACAATATTTCCGCTAACTACCCGCTACCCGCTAATTATTAACGCTTATACAACAATAAAACTAAAAATGATAACAACAATAGTATTAATTATAATATGGTTTACAATATCATGTTATAGAATTTATAAAGAAGACAAAGATTTCAACCCTTTTAATGGTAGCATTTTAGATTATTTTGGTTGGATATTGGGAGTATTTACAATTGGTGCATTATTATTATACTTACTTTTAAAATATGCACCTTAACAAACTAAAACCTATGAACCTACTAACAGAAATCCGCGCTCAATTCAGCGCAAAGGAATGGATGCAAGCTATCTTCTTCCACATTTCAACGGCATCGGCCACTAAACCCAAGGCAGGTGCGAAATTAACACAGCCACGTAGATGCCACAACTTTAATGAGTTGCACCAGCACTTGATTAATTGGCGAAAGGAGGTGGCAAATGGCTAAACAGAAAACAAGGAAAGCTATCCGAGTGGTGTGTGATGCGTACCGGGATAGCATCCGACCTGCAACAATTGAAATTAAACATTGGGATATGTGGCTTCAATACAACAACGGATTAACGACCACTGAAATCGCAATGGTACACAACACAACGGTTCACGATGTAGTTGATATTATCAGCGATGTTGTCGAAAGGTTAAAGCGCAAAGTGTCAAAGTTAGATGATGACTTTACAAGCGTACACCAAGCCGAAGCATTCCGCAACAGGATCAAGCAGAATGTTGAATTGGCTCGGTTGTCGGGTAAACGAGTGGTGACTATAATGTCGGAAGTATGAAAACAATAAACTCTTTAAGCGGGGGTAAAACCTCATCATATATGGCTAAACACTATCCAGCCGATTATAATTTATTTGCATTGGTAAGAATTGAGGATAGACGATGCACTCCAAAGGATAAAAGCATAGTTAAGTATGTGAGTGATAAAATAGGAATGGAGTTTATAGCAACTGCTGAAAGTGATTTGACTCTTTATGTTATGCGAGATTTAGAGCAAATGATTGGTAGTGAAATTGTTTGGGTTACTGATGTTAGTTTTGATGAATTGGTTAAAAAACGAAAAGCGTTGCCAAATATGATGCAAAGATTTTGCACAACTGAAATGAAAATGATGCCTATTGCAGATTGGTGGTTTAAGAATATTAATGAAAAAGTTGAAATGCAAGTTGGCTTTAGATATGATGAAAAAGAACGTGCAGATAGATTTAGAACCGACATAAAAATAAAAGTAGGCAAACATTCAAATGGAAACAATAAATGGCAAGAGTTTAATTGGCGAGTTGGTAAGTTTCCATTGATTAAAAATAAGGTTACTCATTTGCAAGTAGCACAATGGGCAAAAACAACTCACTTAATATTCCCACCAGATAGTAATTGTGTTGGTTGCTTTTGGAAGCCATTGCAACAACTGCGTAAAAATTGGGATAATGAACCACTAAAAATGCAATGGTTTGCAGATATTGAAAATGCCAACTTTTCTAAAAGAACAAAAGTACAAAGGTGGAAAAATGAAGCAAATTATCAACAAATTAAAACCATTGGATTGCAACAAGATTTCAACTTTGGAACAGGAAGTGGATGCCAAGCAGGTTTCTGTACTGATTAACCTTTTAACAAATCTTAACAAATACATATCAAATTAAAACCCATATTTGCACCCTAATCAAAACAACCCCTATGAACATTACAACAATCACAACAACACTAACAACGTGGCTCAATGCAGACACGGATGAGAAATTACAGTACGAAAGCGATACTGATACTTATTACTATTATGATAGCGATGGCGAACTTATTGCATCGTGGGAAACCAAAGAAAACGAGGACATCATTAAGCTATGCGAATGTGGTGTTAAAGTCGTACATCTTGCAAGTAAAGACTACATTAACAACCCTCAATTCGTTCACTTTATTCTAACACAATATGAAACCAATAACCGATAAACAATACCACAAGGCATTATTAATCTGCCAGCAGTACAAAGCACAACAGCACGGCACACCACTTAAATCATTCATCGAGTACAACAAGCACAGGATGAGCAGAAGATTAATCAATATTCTTTACAAAGCAGTTGAAATCGGACACGAAAACGTTGAGGAACTAACCGAGCGTGAACTTATGCGCATTAATATGTGCGGGGTTAAAACTATTGTTGAATTTAATGAACTTGTAAAGCCATGAAAGAAATCATAATCAAATTCAACAGTGACAATGAAATCATTGAGTTAAGTGATGATGCCGAGTCATTATCATGGTCGTTATTAGATGCGATATGTGAGCACTTTAATTACAATGACATCAATATCACCTACGAAGCAGTTGCAAAGCATTACAGCAACCCAAATGGTGAGGAATGGACAGAGCATGAATACAAACATACATCGGAACAATTCGATGCGTTACCAGAAGCATTAATTACTGAAATACTAATCAATTTAAACAATTAAACACAATGACAAACACAATCACAGGAATAATCCGAGAACTTTACAACACGCAACAAGTTAGCGATAATTTCGCAAAGCGTGAGATGGTCATTACAGTGGCCGACAAGTACCCACAACACATCACCGTTCAATTCACACAGGACAGATGCCCAATGCTTGACAAGTACATGGTTGGCGATAACGTGACCGTGTGCTACAACCTACGTGGTAAGCAATACCAAGACAAGGGTGGAAGCGTTAAGTATTTCAACTCCATTGAGGGGTGGAAGATAGAATTAAATAATGATTCATTTTAATACTAACCAATAAAAACAAAACCTATGAACACAAACACACAAGTTTCAACAGTGCAACAGTTGCCAATTGGCGAACTTATGAACATGGCAAAGGCATTTGCCGAAAGCGGAATGTTTACCGATGTGAAATCGGCAGCGCAGGCCATCGTTAAAATCCAAGCAGGCCAAGAAATTGGCATCCCACCTTTTGCAGCCATGACAGGCATACACATCATTCAAGGTAAGCCAACAATCGGAGCAGGTTTAATTGCATCACGCTTAAAAGGTAGTGGCAAGTATGATTATAAAGTAATTGAAGCATCCGAGAAAATATGCTCAATTGACTTTTACCAAGGTGCTGATAAAATAGGCAACTCAACATTCACAATTGAGGATGCACGTAAGGCAGGAACAAAGAACATTGAGAAGTTTCCAAAGAATATGCTATTTGCACGTGCAATCAGCAATGGTGTTAAGTGGTATTGCCCAGATATATTCAGCGGGCCTGTGTACGTTCCCGAAGAAATGCAAAACATTCAAACAGAGGACACTCAACACGTTATTATTACACCTGTTGATGAGGTTATTAATGATATTCAAGTATGTGTTTCACTTGATGAGATTAAAACATTGTGGGGCAAGTTAAGCAAGAATGTTAAACAAGACTTACGTGTCATCGCAGCAAAGGATGAAATGAAAGCGAAATTGACATCAAAAGAAACCACAACAGAAGTAATCACTAACCAATAAAACAAGCATTATCCGAAAATTAACAATAAAATCCGGACAACATGAAACTAACAATTTATCAAATCGAACAAAGCTATAACCAATTAGCAGAGGAACTAATCGACAATGGGGGTGAATTAACCCCCGAATTGTCCGAAGCATTAGCCATCACTGAAGAACAACTCCAAAACAAATCTGTTGCTTATTCCTTTGTGATAAAGCAAATCGACAGCGAAGTTGATATTATTGATGTTGAAATCAAACGTTTGCAGGCGATGAAAAAAACACGTGAAAACGCATCGGAACGCTTAAAGGCAAACATCAAGCACGCAATGGAATTGTTTAACATTGATGAAATCAAAACACCCTTGGTTAAGATCAACTTTCGAAAATCAGAAGCCGTTGAGGTGGATGATGTGAACTCACTACCTTATGCCTATAAGACTGTTAAAGTTGTTGAAACTGCGGATAAGGTGGCAATCAAGGAAGCCATCAATAATGGTGCTGATATTATTGGATGCCGAATTGTTGCAAATCGCAACTTGCAGATTAAGTAGGGAATACTTATATTTGCATAATTGTTTCGATTCCACATTATAGAAACATAACCTTATTGGCCTGTATAACCGAGCGTAGAAGTGGAATCCTGCGCAAAGTTTTACGGGCTTTTTTATTTATACACAATGAAAATATTTCGCATTCAATCACCAAGCGGTCAAATGTTAACCATTTGGGCAGAAACAATTTACCATGCTGTGCAAAAGGCAATGGTTGTTGATGGGTTTAAGTATAAACAAAACCAATACAGATAATGAAAGATACATTTATAATTCGGTCAGAATGGTGGCCTGCCATATCTAAATTAAACGATAGCCAAAAGGCAATAATACTATCAAACCTATTTAAGTTTCATGCCGATGGCAATGTTGATTTATCCGACCCGCTTGTTGAATTGGTATGGTCATTCATTGAGCCAAACCTTATACGCAATATGACCAATTACGAGGAACGTGTAAAAAAGGCCTCCGAAAACGGAAAAAAAGGCGGTCGACCGAAAAGCGAAGAAAACCTAAAAAAAGGGTTGGCTTTTTCGGAAACCAATAAAAAGCCAATTGAAACCCTAAATGTAAGTGTTAGTGTAAGTGATAATGTAAGTGTAAGTGAAAATGATAGTGTGTGTGATAAAATAAGCACGCCCGCCCGCGAGGATTTTCTTTTATTCTGCAAAGGGTTAGATATTGACTTCGATAAGCTACAAGATACCATTGCGGCAAAATATGATACTTGGGTAAGGGCAGGGTGGCGCAATGGATTTGGAAAACCGATAACCGATTGGCAGCAAACTATAATTAATACCATACCGCACTTAAAACCGATGCCAAAGAAAAAACAGGCACCAAGCGATGTAAAAACAACACTTAATTTTGGCAAACGATGAAGCAGCAACTACCACCGCAATCACCAGAGATAGAACAAGCCGTACTTGGGGCAATATTGACCAACAAACAGGCCATTGAGCAGATACTTGACATCATTACCGATGAGTCATTTTATAATGAAAGCAACGCGGCCATATTTAGAGCAGCCATGAACCTGTATAAAGACAACAGGGGCATTGACTTGTTTACCGTTATTGATGAACTTAAACGCATGAATAAGTTGGAGTATATCGGTGGCCGCGTGTATATTGCTGAATTGATGAATAAAGTATCATCATCAGTCAATATTGAATACCATGCACGAATATTGGCCGAACAATATGTTAAGCGGTCAATGATAATGCTATCACTCGGCATAGCTAAAGAAAGCTATTCGGATGCTTCCGATGCCTTTAACGTGCTTGAAATGGGGCAGCAGATGCTCGACAAAGTTGAGAAATTTGTGGCCGTTGGCAAGGTTAACACCATGCTTGACTTGTTTTATGAAAGTGAAAAGAGAAACGATAACATAATAAGCCGACACGGCATAAGCGGAATACCAACAGGTTTTCCACCGATTGACAAAATTACAGGCGGTTGGCAATCGAGCGACTTTGTGATATTGGCAGCAAGACCGGGCATGGGTAAAACATCATTGATGTTAAACTTTATCCGAAATGCAGCAGTTGAATTTAATGAACCTGTGGCCGCTTTCAGTTTAGAAATGTCTGCCATGCAGTTAACACATAGGTTGCAATCTGCCGAAACTGGAATTGCGTTGGAGCGATACATGCGTGTTGGATTGACACGCGATGAGGTTGAGTTTAACCATATTAAATGCCAAAAGTTAGCAAGCGCACCGATTTATATTGATGATACCGCAGGGTTAAGTATATTTGAGTTGAAAGTAAAACTGCGTAAATTAGTGCGCGAGAAAGGAGTTAAAATGGCCGTGATTGACTACGTGCAACTAATGACCGTTGGCAAAGGTGCTGATGTTCATAGCCGCGAGCAGGAAATCAGTTATATTAGCCGAAATCTCAAAGCAATTGCAAAGGATTTGAATATTCCTGTGATAGCACTATCGCAGTTGAGCCGAAAAGTTGAGGAACGTGCCGATAGAATTCCACAACTATCCGATTTGCGCGAGTCGGGTTCATTGGAGCAGGATGCCGACCTTGTGATGTTTATTTACCGCCCCGAAGCGTACTCGATTTATGAGGATGACAAAGGCAACAGCACCGTAGGCAAGGCAAGCGTGATGATATTAAAGCATAGAAATGGAAGCACGGATGATAATATCTTACTTGGGTTTAAGGGCGAGTTAACAAAATTTTACACTCTTAATGAAAGTGAA